TGTATCTCCTGTGTATCTCTTGAGGATGCCAGAAGTTGTTTCGCAATCGTCAAAGCCATTCTTTTTAAGTCTCTTATACCAATGGCTTTGAGCGTCTTCACAAATCTTACAACCTATAGTTATTGTTAAATGCGTGCATTTATTGAAGGTCTGCTTCATCTGGAACGACTTCCAGGGACGGAGCTTTGTCTCCATTACTCTCTTCGTTCTTGGTTAACCGTTTTCTAATCTCTTCGACTGCGTGGAAAGTTATGTGGCATGAAATCCTATTAATGCAGCTTTCAAAGAGGGCCGTCTTACTAGCGAGACCATGTTTGTGGTCCATAGCATGTATGGCTGACATAAGTATTTGAGCCAAGTAATCAGCATTTAGAAAATTTGGATCACAAACTTTATTAACGTTTACGAGAATTTCATTAGTTAAATTTTCAAATTGTTGCATCGTGACGGGAAGAAAAATCTCGTCATTTTCAAACCTGATATTTATTTCGCTAGTCATTGAACTGCCGGGGCGGGAATATCATCGGTAACTGGAAGCGATGTCTCAGTCGGAGCCGCTTGAGTGCCGTTAGTTTTAGCTTCCATTTTTTTCTTCCGTTCACGCTCTAGATACTTATTTGTCTCGTCCATTTCTTTATCGATCTTTTGCAGATTTCTTTTAAGATCGCCAATTTGACCAGGACCAAACTCATGGCCTTCAAATTTATCGACTTTAAATATGAGATCTCCAAGCATTGCGGCGTTTTGAAAATAATCCTGATTAATCTCTGGGATTGTTCTGAACTTAGACATTTGAATTGTTCTCCTTACCGTGCTTTATCTTCTAAAGACAATTCTTAGCTAGGGAGAGTTAAGAAGTCTAGCAAAGAATGAGTACGAGAGATCCACCCAGGCAAGAATTCTATTTGAAGGGGTTTTTCCTGAACTATGTATACAAAAGCAAGTTGAGACGCCTTTATAAGGCTTAACCCGAACCACAGTTCTTGTTGTTTATTAATCTCCTCTATTGTTACAGGCCCACAAATACCGTCTTCCTCTAATTTTAGAATTTGTTGAACCGTTTTGATCATTGTGCCAGCCCCCCTCAAGACCCCTTGATCAAATAGAATGGCCGCTATTTTGCTACTCATCACATTCTCTAAATTTATGGGATTCCAATATTTTAGCTTATAGATAATTTTGGCCGTGTCTTGACTGAGGTTTTTTAGTTCGTCGACTGAGGCCGCTCTGCCATAAAAATGAGACAAATCGCGTAAAGTTATACCCATGTTTGTGGGGCCACCCGGGTCAATTGGGTTGTTAACAAAACCACCCTCATGAACTAACAGGAATTTAAAGGCCATATCAAAATTAGACATATTTAACCTCCTTTTTATGCCAACAAAAAAAGCTGGCATTTTAGAGAGTCTTATAATATACTTATATTAACTCATAAAGTTTGTTTTTGAGATGTAAAGTTTTTGTAGGAGTTATTAGATGAGTAATAAACACACACCCGGTCCGTGGGCATGGTTTAATCGCTGTCTGGTTACTTGTGATGCTAATTACAGTATACCGTTAAATTCGAAAGTTATTATTTACACACTTGATCCGCAAGCGCTCGGGCTAACCGAGGCGAACTCTATTCTCATAGCTAGTGCTCCTGAATTATTGGTCGCCTGCAGGGCGGCTGTCTCGATGCTTTCGAGCGGTGAAGCTTTAACAGATGTAATCGATATTTTAAATAAAGTGATTAGAAAAGCTGAGGGGGACTGAATGAAGAAAAACCCCAACCTTAGGTTACAAATCAGATATGCCATGATGCATGGACCCCTAAAAGAGCTCCCCGATAGGGTTGAAATGGCCGTGCTTAATTGGTTAAGAGAGATTTTAAAAGGAAAGAGTAGTGTATCAGATGTTAGACGAGCTGCAGGTATTAAAAGATGTCAGGGACCTATTACAAGAAATTTACGATAAAATAGAAATGGGAAGATTTCATATAACAAACGGTAATGGGTTAGATACTCCCGCGACTATCAGAATCATAACACGAGTAGTTAGTTCATCAATACAATTAGACGCTCTTATAGGAGAACGGACAGATGGGGAAAAAGATAATTTTCACGAAAAAAAAAGAAATGGCAAAAATCACAATAAGGGTTGATCCAGAATTAAAGGTCCAACTCATGAAAACAATATCTCTTCTCAAGAAGGAGTACCCTGATCAAAAGGTAAATGTAAACGAGCTTATCAGGAACTATATAGTGGATTTTATAGCGAACTTTTAATCTATGGGCCCGTCACTTCGGTGATCCAAAACACAAAACATTAGACATGCGATATTAATAATGGCGCAGACTACATTAACGATTGTGAGCGCCTCACTCATTCTTGCTGGTAATTTCTTGAATAAATTTGATTAGAGCCATTAGACCTAGGGTACAAAGTGCTACTCCAAATATCATCATGCCCGTGCCCCTTTTTATCATTTAGAATGGGATTTCATTCTCATAGGCTTCAGTCGGAGGATCCTCGAAGTGCGGAGGAGGAGATTGAGATTCTTGTTTTTTAATAGGGCCCAGATCGTTTAACTGTATGTTATTTAAGTATTCACGAACATGAGGTTTAAGCTCTTTATCAAGTTCAGGCATTATTTGATAAACCGTATCGTTTTTCTTTCCCATGCGATGAATTGTTACCGGATATTTCCTGAGATCGTATTTTTTGTGAAGTATCGAAAGAGAAGTATAAACTTTCATGCTCTGTTCAAAAATCTTAGCAACGTAGACTTTGTTCTCTTCCTTTATGAAATTTATCCTAAAGCGTTCGCTAACTTTTATGTTTTGTTTACAGCCTTCACAGGTATTGTCTCTTGTACAATCGGTAGATCTTTTTTGAGATTCCCACCAGTGTCTCAAATATCTAATGGGCTCTCCCGCAAACACTCCCGTGATAGATTCCCCGTCGCCCAGACTTATGAATTTCTTATTCCCCGAAGACTGCTTTTGCGGAATATCATCAAAATGCATTTTCACCTCACAACATATAAGGGTTTATCGTTCTTAAATTCTAACACTGCTGTTGGATGACATTTGAGTGTATAGGGGCAATAAGCGCAAGCCCAATAGAGAACCTTACGCCCGGTAGGTTTCCCCCGAAACATCTCACTCACCGGGACGTAAGGCTTTGGAGGTTCCATTTCCCCGTTCGCGATCTTGTATTCTTCTATTACTCCATTATAGAGATCATGATCAAAAGTAAATAACCTATCCCACAAATGCCCTGTGTTCTTTCTAAGATAGAAAAATCTAACCGAATCAGCCCCTAATCTTAGAGCCTTTTCGGTTCTCATATTCACATGCGCTTGTTTTAAATAATCTTCAGGACCTTGGGTCTTAAATTTATCAAACCCGTAATCAGCAGCCGATTTACATTCAATAAGTTCCCATTTGTCATCAGAGTTGCGTTTTCCCCAACCATCGACATGAGCTGTAACTGTGATGTCTCCGACTTGAGCAGTTAAGTCTTCTTGTTTATAAACAGTAAAAGGTTTGTGCTGAACTATAAATTGACTATGAGGTACTCCAAAATCTACTTCTGAATAAAGTTTGCCAGGCCCGACACAAGCATTAGCTATAAAAAACTTCATCACTTCTTCTGAGAGATCGCCTAGGGCAAAGTTAACTATCTTCCTAGGTGTCAATGGCTCGCCTTTAAAGCCCTTCCCTTGATACCAACGACGTTTGTAACAAAGGCTAGCACTAGAGGCCCTGTTAATATGACTATCGTGTTCTTTTCTGCCTAAATAATTTTCGATGAATTCATAGATTTGAAGTGTGGCTGAGGGAACTGAACTATCTAGTTTATCGTCAAAAGAGGCGTAGGTATTTGGTTGAACATCTGACATTAAAACCCCTTGGTGTTAGAGAAGTTAATTGGATGTCATGGTTTTTATTATTAAAAAACAAAACGCGCAAGTAATTTCTTACGTGCGCGTCTCATTATCCAATTAAAACTCGTCACAGAGGTTTAATTAGAAGGGAATATCTTTTAAAATATCCTCTTTTTCAAGTCCTTTTTCTGTCCAGAGCTCATGACCTTCTCTGTAATCTTTATATTGGGAGTATTTATTCTTATGATTATTGCCAAACACGCATTTGCAAGCCCATACCCATTTGGAGTTATCATCGAGTTTTCTAGTAAAGGCTAAACCTGTGTCAGAACATAGCTTACAAGGGCTATGTTCGAACTTCATTCACAAACCCCTTCTTGAAGAACATATTTCACGTCTTGTATCTCATTCCAGACAGCCACGATTTTCTTAGAGAGAAGAATGTTTTGATAGAAGAGGAGGCCTATTAGAACGGCTAGGACGAGTAATATTGAATCGAATTTCATACTCGCTTACCTAAATCTCGAATAAGCATAGTAGCGACTATGCCTAAACACATGCCTATTAAACCAGAAAGCCCGGCTAGGTAATTGAGACCATCATACTGACAAAAAGGACTTGCGTTCATGATTGTTTATTTGGTTCCCATTTTGGCAAATCTAATAACTCATTAGCCGTTCCCAAAACATACCAAACTTTACCATCTTTAAACTCAGCCATTAAATGCCAACCGCCATTCGCAAATCTGCTCCATATTTTTTTATGAAAATCAGAAAATGATTCCCAATCTTTTGATGTCCAATACTGTCTACAAGAAAATTTGTGAAATTCAGGATTTTTTTGACAATGTTTAATTTTCTCAGAGTTTAATAAATCTTTAGTGTCCTTAGCCTCAATTTCAAATCTTTCGATATTTTCATCAAAATAGTTTGGCAAATGTTGCTTGAATCTCATTTAATCGCCTCGATTTTGGCCAGGGCTTCTTTTGAAATAGAGTCAGAGCCACAGGTATAACAAAGCATATCAAATAATTTCAAAGCTTCCACGGCGATGGCGAGCTGTTGTTCTAGGCCCGAAATGATATGATCCCGAGCACCAATCATGGTCGAAGATACAAATGCTGAACTTAATCTTAGATCAAGATCAGAATCAGGATGCTCATCAGCCCACAGCACGCCCTGATAGAAAGACCGTTCCATACTCACGTGCTCAAATGTTTCATAAGCCTCTTCGATTTGTTTTAATCGTGTCATTCAGTCCTCTTGGTGATCTGGGGCTCACAATTCTTAATAGCTTCTTCAAGATCATTTAAGGCGCAAGTAAACCCACTAGACTTTAACTTTCTTCCAATTTCAACACATCTACGTCCCGCTTCTATTAATTTTTCAAGTCTCTGCGGATTCTCATCAGCCCATTGAGCGCCTTGAATAAAGGCATTTCTTGCAGAAAGATCAAATGAACTGACATAAATTCTATTTGCAGCTTCTTCGATTTGCTCTTTGCGTGATGGCTGTTTCATTTGTTGTTGCCCTTTATGTTCACATTGAAGCATTTCAGATATTGTGTGCCAATACCCTCCACAAACACGACAACCATATTCGTTCATTCAATCTTCTTAAACTCACTCGGGACTACCTTAGTTCCGCATTCACATTGATATGCACTGATATTACAGAATGAAGTAGATTTACTTTTATCCCAACCTTCCACGACAACACACATAACCTTCTCTTTCTCGTGCCTACATTCCTCAATAGGTTCTATGCAAATCAGAAGAGCTTTATTAAAATTCATTGCGCCCGTCTCTCGTTTGGAATCATGCCAAACACACATAAGATGAGTAGTATCTCTAGATCCTGTGTAAACAACCTTCCCCTCACGTTCCAGTTTTTCATTAGCCCTCATGCATACAAAATCTAGAATCTGATGATATTCATAAGAATCAGGTGTAACCCATCTATAAAAAGCTGCAGGTCCTTCAAAATCTTCTTTTTTAAAGAACTTCACTGTCTTCCTCCAACACAATACCAAACATTGATAAATCTATTTTCTGTCCAGGTAACAAGGAAGCTGTGTAATCATGAATAGCGGGCCCTCCATCAGGATCAGGATGCCAATTAACAACTATCATGATTTTGTTCTCACCATTGTTAGATACGATTAATGGTTTAGGTTTTTTCACTTCTCACATCCCTCACACTCCTTGCATTTCTTGATCTCGTATCTCTCTTTTGGCAATTCTTTGAAACAAATAATACAAAGCTTCTTTACAGGCAATGGTGTTACTTTACGTTTCCAAATAAATTGTCTAGGCATTTACCTATCACGCCACCATCTAAACAATAACACTAGAGCTATAATACTGAATACGCATGCATCTTGTTTCTGAGCTAAGTTTAACCAATTGATACACTAACCTCATTCCCTACTACTGTAGTTACAACCCAGTAGATAAAGGTGTCGACTTCAAGAGACTTCACGAGGAGCCTCTGGTCTCTACGAGGGATACTATGGCATCTGACTGTCTGGTACCTGGCTTCATCCCGACATAGTCTCGGGTAACGGCTCTATCAAGCAGTCAATATCTTTCCCTCGTACAACCCAGAGTTACACTGACAGTGAGGTGAGTCCTGTCAGAACTCCCATACTCATTACGTCTCTTCGATGATATTTATTGTCAGCTCTTGTTCCCAATAAGGATTCCAGTGATCATTCATATCTTTGCAAAGACCTTTATCGAAACAATCTTCACACCATTTCTCATGTCCTGTATGAAATGCTTCTGGATGTATATCTACTCCACAATCCTGACATTTTATCATCTTTGTCCTTCCCGATAACAACACGCCACAGAAAGTGAAACTGATTTAATCCAGTTGTACTTCTTGTGGCTTACTCACCCCTTCCCCATGGTTTCCCTAGATCTACGTTCAGCCTCCATGGCCATTCTAAGATCTGTGAGACTCAGGCGTCCTACGATGCCCTAGGTTATGAGTCATGTTTCGTGCCTATATTCGCGTTTGAAGCTTAATTTCATTTTTTCTCTTAGTGATATGAACCCTGCATTCCCAATAGCTTTCTTCTGGCCCAAAATGAGAATCCGGAATGTGAATAAAAGTTAGAAATGACTTTTTTCTAAATTTTCCACAAACATCACATCGATATTTAATTCTATCCTGCCTTTTAGGCTTCAAACGAACCTCTCGGTTACTAACCGGCTTAAGGCGTATCCGTCATGTGTTTTTAGAGTGGCACTGACATGTTTCCACTTTTTTATTTTGCTTATTCTTGACAGGAGGATTTGAAATGATTAATTATCGACCTGTATCAAGTAAAGCGGATACAAAACTAACTCTCAAGTCTCAATAGGGTCAACTGAAAAGATTTGGGAGTTTTGTTTTTTTAGAGATCAATAGGTGCGGCGGTGTGGAAGGACACGCTCCATCGGCCCGGAACCTTTGGGACTATCGAGTTCGATTCTCGATGCATGAAAGAGGTCCGAACTTGAGTAATGCAAGCATTGGGTTAGAAGCCGGTATCAAGCCCGGCCCGCACTTTTAAAAAACCCCCACTCACAACGAATGGGGGCTCCGGGAACATATCGATATCCCCATCAATGGAGGTAACAGTGAGCTTACCCCTTTATTCGTACCAATTCTAAATGTGGATAAGTCTAGTATTTGTGCTCTACTCAGGCTTAGAGCCCCGTATGGATTCAATTAAAGGATTGGGGTCGGTTTTAAACTAGTGCTTGTCCTCCTGGCAAATACCCGTTGATATGCCGATCTCATGGGGGTAAGGGAGTTCGTATGGGGTTCTTTAAATGGCTGATCTGTTAGACGCTCTTAAAGCTAGAATTCAGCAAAAGTTCTCAATTGATAAGCTCCTCTTTTATGCCTCAATAGACGTCCCACAACATGTGACAAAAAAGAACAACAGACCCATTTTCATGAACCAAGGCACTGGCCGCAGGTTCCTAGGCAAAGATAAACGGTTAGTCAGTGCTGAGAGTCATTTAATAACCCAGCTTAAAATGGCTAAAATAGCCCAAGGTTTAAAAGAACCCATTAAAGAGAGGCTTTGGGTCATCTACCACTTCATCTTTCAAAGAGAGGCCTATTACACGCTTAAAAACACTATCTCAAAACGTCTTCCAGATCTTTCAAACCTTTTAGAGCTTCCAAGTGACACCTTGACTAAAGCCTTAATCATTGATGACGATACTCAAATAGACTCCTTTGATCTATCAAGACGCCTTGTGGGGGATAAAAATAAATTAGAGATCTTTATTCTAAAATATGAACCATGAACAAGAATTGAGGGAACTCCTAGTTAAACAATCGATTTTAGAGATGCGTATAACCGAAATGGAAGAACTCTTAAAAATGTGCTATCCCTATATTGAAACTCACTACCTAAGGTCAAGTACCACCTTTGGTCAAAACGCTCTTAAAATCATGAATCGAATTCAAAAGTTAATTAAAATATGAGTAGCTCAGATCTTCTTATGGTTAAAGAGATCTTGAAAATACTAGAGAGAACAGTCGATGAACTTGCTAAAATAATGAAGTATTTAAAAAGCATGGAAGAGTTTGAAGACGAAGCTTACAAAATCGACCTCACAAAGAAAAGTCAGTGAGAGATAAAATGATAGAACTTCCCCAAAACCTCTTAGCCCTTGAATGGGTGATGATATTGTTCCTAGGCGGCATTGTCATTCACTTTCTTAAAAAGAAAGATAAATCAATTGAAGAACATGACAGAGCCCTCAAGGAAAATACTTTCGCTCTTATCAAGGTCTCAGTTCAATTAGAGAATGTCGTAAAACAAATTGAGAAAATCCCGGAACTTGAAAAAGACATTGCTAACCTAGGAGCCTCTATTAGATCAATGCGGAATGGCTCTTCCAACCATGAACCCAATAATTAAACCAATCCCCACCTTTAATAAAAGATCCCCTCCAAAGAAACTTACCTCAGGAAATTGATACTCACATGGGAGAGCTTCGTCATGAACGAATCTATAATTATATTTCTGAATTGTCTTTTGGTAGTCTTTGTAAATCTCTGGATAAACTAAAACGCCTGTAAATGGGGCGGGCTCTCCTTTTAAGATCTGTTCGTCGAGTTCAGTGCTTGTCCCCGTCTCCACTTCCATTCCTGCCAAAAGTCTTGTTTGCAGCGTTAATGACATCAGTAAGACTAGCACTATCGATCTCACCATCTATTTTATCCTCAGCCAATTTGATATTGAGTTTAGCGTTTTTACTTCTCTCTGAAAAATACCGATATGTGAATAAAGAAATTAAGATTATCGTGATCAATAGAGCTACTGAAGCCGTGATAAAACAAAGCATCTCAAAGGTCATGAAAAGAGGCTATAATGAATAGCGCCATTTTAGAACAAGAATTAAGAATCGTCATGAACGAGAATACGCTCCTAAGAAAGCAGATCGAACATCTTTTAAAGAAAATAACCCACCTAGAAGATCAAATTGAAAAATTAAGCGATCTTTTGAAAAACGATATGGTTGGTTAAGCCTGGGGAGGTTTTGGAGCCCCTATGTTTTTAACGGCTTGATAGAGCATATCAATCACGCCACCCGGAGCATCAGCCTTAGGGTTTATAGCAAATAAGAGATCAAGAGCCGATTTTACAATTAGTGCTATAAGCGCCCAGTTTTGCAAAAGTGATTGCATAAATCCCCCTTTTTATAATTCATACCATTGCATTATAACATTAATCGCGGTCGAAGAAGCAGAGGCAGTCCCGGTTAATAACAAATTCTGTCCATTATCTAAAATCTTCAATAAATCTGATGAACTTACACTCAATGCAGCGGCCGAAATAGAATCTACTAGGGTGCCGTTAACCGAAACTGTCGGAGTGTATGTGACCGTCGCTATAGCATTATTCCCATAAGACGAACGCATATTAACAGGTGTCAAAGCAGTTCCCGCGGCTGAAAAAGTAGGATTTATATAGGCATTTAAAATCACACTTTGACTTGCCGTCTGGCTAGATACCTTCATGAGGTTTTGGAAAAGAGATAAAAGAGTTTGCTGATTCCCTGTCTGAACATTTTGTAAAAGTATTAAAACCGTTTCACTAGCGCCAATTGTGAATGATTTGTTTACAGAATATTGGTTCCCCAAATAAGTCTGTTTGTTAAAACGATCCATTATTGAATGGTCAGGAACCTGTTTATTTGTAGCTGCTAAGATTGCCATTTTTTATTTTCCTCTATCCAACTCTCTCACAAAACATATAAAACGCACCCACGGAACCGTTTAGGGTAATTCCGCCACTTCCTGATGATTGTAGTCCCTGAATATCAAAAACATAAGTATTGCCTGAAGTAAGAGTATAAACGCTCTGAATAAAGGTTGTGGCGTTCACGGAAGTTACACAACCCGTAAAGCCCTGCGATTCATCCAATAATGTAGGACTACCAGAAGTGGCTATGACTCGTATGGCGCCACTAGCGGCAGAAATAGAAGTTCCAGCGTTAGAATATACTTTATAAGTCCCAGTATAATTCGCAGTAACGCTAAAAGAAGGACTGTTACTGAAGGTTGCAAAAGTACCACTCGTAATAGCGGTCCCACTAGTTGTGACTTGAGACGAGGCGAAAAAATCAAATGCCGCGGGTGTAGCCCATACCGGATTGGCGCTTGCTCCTTGGGTTTTTAAAGTCTGTCCAGACGTCCCGGGAGCTAATACAACCCAGTGTGAACCGTTATAATAAAGAATGTCTCCTTGGGCCGGAGTGGGGGCTAATGCGTCAAAAGCGGCTGTATTAGTTGTTTGTCCCGTTCCCCCATTTGCAATGGCTATCGTGGTACCGGTCCATGTTCCGCTCGTGATGGTTCCCACAGATGTTAAAGAGGAAGTCACAACTGTTGAATTAAGAGTTGTTCCCGAAAGGGTGCCGGCAGGAGCTATGACAACGTTTGTCCCGGCTGCAGTAATTAAACCCTTGCCATTAACTGTAAAATTAGGAATAGCCGTCGAACTTCCCCAGCTTCCAGTATTCGTATTAACCGTTGCTAGAGTTAGAGCAACGCTTCCTGGTCCAGAGGCTGTACCATCACCGGTTAGTGCGGTTATATAGCTTCCAGAAGCCTGCTTACCATTAAAGGTATTCCAATCAGTCGAAGATAAATATCCGGAAATAGAAGTTGATGCCTGTTTTACTTGAATGCTTGTACCTGAACCAATAACGCAATTGGTTCCACCGGATATAGTTAGAACGGAACTTGTCGCCTCTGTTAGGTTTCCCTCAGTGATTGTCGGTTGTTTATTATTAAAAGTGTTCCAATCAGTTGAAGATAAATATCCGTTATGGGTTGTATCGGCCACATGTTGAGAGATGGTAGTGCCGGACCCAAATACAGCGCCAGTCCCGTTACCAATCGTAATCCCATCAGTGCCCACATCGCTTAGGTTTCCGGTCAGGGCTGTTATATCAGCTGCCACTAAGGCTCTAAAAGTAGGCTGAGCAGCGGCGCCAGTCGTAGGGCCCGCAAATACTAAATTTGCATTCTCAGTTTTTAATGAAAATGTGAGCGTCCCAGAAGTTGTAACAGGAGAGCCAGAAATATTATAAATAGGAGTGCTTGAGCCATCGGCTAGCCCTACACTCGTAATAGTGCCGCCGCTTCCAACGCTCGGTGGCCAAATAAAAGAGGCCATTAGTTTAGATCCTTAACTTGCCCATACACGGCAATAGTTCCTGATCCACTAGCATTAACGTATTGAAGCATCAGGTATTTAAATGGCAATTGGTTTAGATCTATCGCATACCCGCCTGCAGATCCAGCTGGCTGAGTTAACACCGGGTTGAATGTCAGAGCATAGAAATTTATTCCTGAATTTGAAACCATAACAGAAAATGTTCCAGTGGGTGTGCCCGTCCATGTGACCTCTAACCCCATATTATCCATGCGCGAAATATCAAGAATCTGAGAGTAGATGGTGTTAGTCGAACTCATCACGCCATTTAAAAGACCTGATGGTGCAGACCCCTGGCTAGCTGAGTTTATATTTAATGGCAAAAAGCCAGTCGCGGGGCTTGTAGTCTGCCAACTAAAGCCGGGAGAATTGACCGGCAATGTACTGACTGTAGGAGCAAGAGGACCTAAAACAACCGGATACTGATTCTTCCCTGACATATATGCGCCTTCCCAAAAAGGGTTTACTGGGTGCTAAGCCCAGCGGTTCACATATGTCAGAGTGCTTCACAAATTTTAAGATTTTCCCATTAGACGTTTTTGGTCAGGTGTGGCTAATTGCTCATCCACTTTATTGATTTGATTTAGTTCGACCCCGGTTGCCTTTTTAGGCTGCTTTTGAGGACCCTGAGGCATCTGTTCAGAACCGTTGGCCTTCATAATGGCTTGCATGGCTTGAGGGGTTTGGGTGAAGTCTAGAGGTTGGCCCAAAAGCATTGAAAGGCCTTGTCTCGTTTTAAATGGAATAGCTGTTTTTTTATTTTTAGCATCAATCACGGCCTCACCCGCTTTTTCAATCATCGATCTAGCAAGCTCTGGATAAACATTGTTAAGAGTCTTTAGGTCCTGCGGCAAAACGGTTCCACTCTTCACATGACTCATCACGATCATCGGGTTTTGAGCAATGGCCAACTGCCTATTGTATTGAGCCTCCTTTGCCTTACTTACAGACATAACAGGATCAAGTGGTCCACTTTGATTAGGCATGGGCTTGATTGATTCTAAATAATTTAGCGACTGAGCTGTTTTTGCTCCAAGAGCTGCCGCATGATCGGGGAAAACAGAACCAAGATTCCCGCCAACGTCGAAAGCCTTTTCAGGATTTAATTGAATCTCATTTAAATGATTTTTTAAGGACTGAATCCCCTCATGATCATGTTCTATCTTATGTTTTTTAGGAGTCATGATATTTGAAGTATGTTCTTCTACCCTTTTTTTCCCTCTTTTTAGAGAGTCTTTGTAATCCTCAAGATGTTTAAACTTATTTTCGGAACGCCCGTTATGACCAAGCTTAGTCAAAAGATGATGAAGCCCATGCTGAGCGCCGACATGATCTAATGCGGCCATTGGGTTTTGCACGAATTGATTATTTTGTTCAATTTCTCCGCCATCGGCATAATACTCACACCCCTCTTCATGAGCTCCCGAGCAAACTTGTCCGCCCTCCGCAAAAGCCATATCCCGTCCATAGCATTTACAATTTGGATGAGGAATGCCGTGGGATTTGCAATTAGGGTTCCTGCAAGGAAGTTCAGCCATTTTTTAGCTCCTTTTATTATTCACTAAAACTTACAAAATTAATGGTTCCATTGCCAATCAAAGCTGAGACTTCAGTTCCATTACAGGTGATTCCACCGTTCCCTTGAGTGCCTTGCTCGATATTTTTATCGTAAGGATAAACAGCCCCAGGTAATATTTTACCCGTTTCAGGGTTAATTTGGAAAATAATGGATCTGACGTCGCTACTTGATTTTTCCTCGTAACCAGCAACCCACAACCGGGCTTCAGAATCCGTGCACCCGGTCAACCCACCCGCTATTCCCTGCCACACAATCGAAGTATTTTGAAAGCTTTGACCGTTATCAAGACTTACCTCTAAGACTTCATATGGAATGTTTGGAGCCTCTCCCCAGCGGACGACGGCAACTATTCCTAGATCACTAGCTCTTTGATACATGAATACTTCGCTTGGGAAGTTATTTGGCTGATCGCCTGTTGTGGCAACCCTTGAAACAATTTGAACCGTGTCAGTAGCAGTGTCATACCATCCAAAACTTACATAGGCATTCATGTAACCTGTTTCATTGCCATAACCATCGTTTGTGCCAGGCATAGCCGGGACATATGTCGCTGTTAGGGCGATCTTTGTATCCTGGACGATATGAGAAAACTGGATGTATCCATAAGGGAAATGCATGGCCAATTGAAAAGTTTGGCCATTGTCGACACTTTTATAAACATCAACTTGATCATGACTGTCAGTTTCATAAGATTCATTACCAACCGAAATATAGACGTTTCCATTTGAGGTAATGGAGCTTCCAACGCTTAAAGTCTTTGTATCGGTAATGCTAAGGCTTTGTTGCCAGGTATGACCCTGATCAGTTGATCTCAAAACGAGGGCTCCGGTCGAGACGTGTCCTCCTGCTATTAGAGATCCATCGGGGGCTATTGTAATAGTTCCCTCGTTTGTGAACGGCATCGTTTTTTCGAACATGTTATTTGAATTATCAGATGATCCTGTAGCGCAACCTACTAACGAAATAACAGCTATCAAAACGAAACTGACAAAGATAAAAAGGCTTAAATTAAGTAATACTGAAATAGTAGTTAACTTTATTAACTCTTTTTTATTTATAAAATTCATACATCACCTCTCCATTGTTTACCTGCCCAACGAAGAGTTCCCCTAACACCTTGAAAAATCCTATAATAAACGAGAAGAGCAAAGGCCCAAGTTATTAAATACGCCATAGCCAAGATAGCATCATCTATGTCGCTTTTATAAAGCGTCACGTTTGAAATAATCCCGTAAGAGATTGAAAGCTTTGTCACAAAGCTGAGATCTAATATCTTTCTTGTCATTCTGCCTAATAGGTAAAAAACTTTCATAACTCACCTCACTACATACTTAGAATACTATAGTTACATGAGAAATGCCAGCTTTTTTTGACGGCTTTTATTTGCCGAGCAGGTGCCAATCTTCGAGTAGGCTCTTATTGACGCCGTTCTTTATAAAGAGGCGTATATTGCGTTCTTTCCTAGCTACGAGTTCTGGAGGGTCATGAGCTTCAGGTAAATTAGAATTCACAATGCGATTAATCTCCTCCCCAGAGACATTGGTTCCTCTTAAAGCAGAGGCTATATCGCCCGTAACTCGTGATTTAAGACTGTCATATTCTTTGTTGTTGGGAGTTGCTGTTGCTGGCTGAACGACAGCTCTTGAAAGGGCTTCTCCTAACACCGGAATAGTTTCGGTCGGATCATGTCTTCTAAAATAGCCTGAAGAGCCACCAGCTTTAGCATCGTTATAAAGCTTTTGATGAACATCATGTAATTGACTTAAAAGGGTGTCTGCCTGTTTAGCTTGAGTGTATTGACTCTTGATCTGATCAATCTCGTCTTTAGCTTTAGGCGTATATCTCAATTCATCAAGCTTGGCCTTCGCGTTAGAATCTAAGATAGGTGAATCAGCATATTTGTCGGGCTCGATTAATGATTCTTGTTTTGGAACGCTAGCTTGGGCTCCGGGCATTCCTACTCGTCCCTGTCCTGGAGTTTGATTATTAGCCTGGGGCTCTTGAGGATTTGATGGTTCCTGGGGAGCTGGAGCAGCACCTGCCTTTGGATTATTTGGCAACGAGCTCAAATTGCCAGCTGCTTCTAAAATAGCTTTATTCTTAATCGTAGCTAATTCTGCAGCTCCCTTTTGATAATTCACAAGGGCCTGGGGAGTTCCAAGTTTTGCAGCAATTATACCTAATTGATTTTTATAAATATCGGCCATTGATGCTTTTGCCATAGCACTAGCCGCCGCCTGATTGTTGTAAAGACTATTATATGCTCCCCAAATAGTTTTTTGTTTTTCCTGATTAGCTATTTGCCCTTGAATATCTCTATCGATCTGTTTATTTAAAAAATCACCAGCAAAGTTTTGTCCCCCAAAAGGAACAGAAAATCCTCCTAAAAATAAACCTAAGCCAGTTGCCACTTTATCGGGAGCTGACATGTTTTTCCTATAAGCATCAGGATCAACATCTTTAAGGTTTTGAGCCAAATTGTCGGCATGAACTGTTAAAGCATTTATTCTATTTTGATCTTGAATTGCCAAATCACGTTGGGCTTGAAGCTTTGCCTGCTCAATAGGCAAAACAGCCTGAGCCTGAGATGTATCTATGGCTTGCTGTCCCTGTAAGGCCTCTTGCGCAGTTTTGGCTGCCCCAGGCGCTGACATTGAACCATTTGGCAATAAGACATTTGGGTTTTGAGGATTCACATTGGGTTGTGGAACATTTATAGGCGCCGAAGCTTGTTGTCCAGCTGCGCTCTGGGGAGTATTGACATTTACAGTCACGGGCGGTTGATCTTGAGTTTGGGCGTCTGGTTTAACATCTGCACCGACGTCTCCGCCATCAGCATATTTGGCTTTTGCTTTTAATTTAGCTTCGCCACCTTCATAGAGAGGAAGTCTTTTAAGAGCCTCTCTTTGGACAAGAGGAATCCCTTTATTGATGATCGTAATTTCATGACCATTTTTATGTTTCATGGTCGTAGTTTTTTTATCTTCTGCGACCTTTTGAAAGTCTTTGAAATTAAACATTATTTCATCCCCTGAGGTTTTTTCATATGCTTCCCAGTTGCTCTAAGAGATTTCAAAACAAAAAGACGAGCCTTATCCGAATTCTTAGTTTTCTCTACATGTAACGGATTTACTACACCACCCTCTTCTAAAGTTGCTGGAACCGTGTCGTTTTTTAAAGAATCTTTGCCAGGAACTTTATCTTTACCAGGGATAACTTTGCCAACCTTCATTGGGTCTGCCCCATGCTTTATCATTTCGACTTCTTCGGGGTTCCAATATCGTTCGCCCGGCGAAACCATGGCTTCTACTTTTTTAGTCTCACCACCGCCAAAGTAATTATTGAAATGATTGGCGGATATTTGAGCGTGTTGAGAAGGGTGCATATCCCAAATAGTTCCACCATGGGCGGCATTTTGATAACCGCTATCACCTTGAGTGATGGTCGCCGTCGTATCATTTGGGTCAATAAAGCTAGAGTTATCAGATGAGACAGGCATTGCAGTTGCCTGTTTGTTCAAAACTAATGGATTATTGGACCCTGTAATCGCTGCATCTGTTGAGTCTTCAGACGTCCCAAGCTTTGTTTGCCTATTGGTTTTCCACGCCTGCCCAGATTTAAATCCTTTAGCCGCTTCGTCCGCAAGGGTGGGTCCTGATTCTTGCGATGGCTGGGCAATACTCGCGGCCGCGACTGGCGCCACCTGAGTATAACCAGGACCTTGTGGCTGAGAAGCCATTCCATTATTTGTGATAGCTCCAACTAATGGGTTAGCACTAATAGCTCCGCCGCTATCGAAATGATCCAAACCCATTTTAGTCATCTTATGAACGAAATCTAATTTATGCTTTGCATGAGCTGGGACCTTTGGTATTTCCCCATCTTTGCCGACTTCTCCACCCTTTTCAAAAAGGCCTCCGGTTAGACTGGAAAGTCCAGAAGTAATGCCGCCCAGAATGCCTCTATTGTTTTGTGCGTTAACACTGTTAATATTTGACTGCATGCCGGCGGCAGTATTGTTGTAATTAGAATTTGCCCCCTGCAAAATATTTTGCTCATTTTGCTGCCCGGTATTGAGAGCTGTTGTAGCATTTTGCGTTTGTCCGATTTCTGTTCCCGCTAGATTTGCAGCATTGTTTTGAGCTGCAATTTCTTGTTGCGCGGCTAATGTGGCGCCCTCACCGGCCGCCTGTTGTTCAGCCTGCGTGCCAGCCGTTGCAATGTTTCTAGCTGCGAGGCCCGGGTTTGCTCCAGCTCCTCTTTGACCGGCTAAAAGGGCTGCTTCTTGGTTAACGTTTTGTCCGGTTGTTTGGGCTAATTGAGCAAGCGCTGGGTTTGGTCCCGTTCCACTAGCAATACCCAATTCTTGACCTAAAATTTGATTCTGGGCATTCACCCCGGTTTGAGCTTGGGGAGTTAATGTATTCGTCAGCCCTACTTGAGCATTAAGAGCGTTATTAGAATTTTCATAAGCGGCATTTAACTGAGCAGGACTGGTTCCTTGAGTTAGGTTTGCTGACTGAGCATTTAACCCAAGTAAATTACTTATTCCCCCGACACCGCTCCCATTTGTATTCGTGGGATTTCCCGTGACCGCAGCTCCCGGGGCTATATTTTGAGCAATACCACCGGCGTCGAAATATTGCCTGTTACCGAGCTTTTTTATATATCCGCCCTTGGAATATTTTGGCCTGCCCATTTTTTGATTAAATTTACGAGCTTTTGTACTATCCATTTTAATTTGTCCCCACGCTTGTAGCTGCTTTGATTGGTCTGTAAGCTCTTGTTACACCAATAATTGCTGTAAAGGCTGAGAGAGTCAATCCGGCTCCGGCCGGCATTCCCTGACTCGGATCAAAGACCTCTTGAATAGACATTTGGAAGCTTTGACATTGTTGCGTTGATTGCTGGATTCTCCATTGTTCTAAATTTCCAGGTCCTGCATAAGGAGAGGTTTGAGCAAATAAATCGTCGGTCCCGTAATTACCTGTTCCATTTATAGGCTCAATAGTCGCCTGTTCTGATAAAGACCCAAAATCGTATCCAAGCTCAACATTTAATGTATGTGGCGAGATGTATTTGCCTAAGAGTTGAACTTCCAGTAATCTCTGGTAACCAGATAACCCCTGAAGTTGAATCCAGTTTGTCAAAGCATACATAACCACGGGAGTTGCCACGTCTAGATATTCGTCAGGAGTTTCCTGCAAAACCCTACTATATTTATCAAGGTAGGTATGAAGCCCCTGATAGAGAGTAGCTGAAACGCCAGGCGTATTCGTGAACCATCCCCACTGTTTATAAAAATAATCATACATGAGAGTTATTCCCGTATTCATGATGAACCTTACTTGGGTTGTTTCGGGAATAACCGATGCCGATAATACAACATTGCCAATAACTAGACCCTCAACGGCTTGGCCAATGTATTCTAAACCAAGACCACGAGTGACCATCCAAATACCCTTGTCACTCTGAAACATAACCCCTTGGTCGGTCTGAACAATACTGTCGGGGTTTGTACAACCAACGGTTGAGCTAATATAATTTGGAGTTGCCGAATAGGTTGAGCCAGCTCCAGTATTATCGGGCCCGGTCCCATTGACATAGCTTATGGCCTCTTTCTTAAAGATGAGGAGTTCTGTATCCATGGGACATGCTGCCGTCGGAAGGCCCGTCGACCCTTGAGCTCCTTGGATGGGAGCAGCGTAGTAAGTAAACAGGTTACTAAATTCAACGCCCGTTCCTGGTAAAACCTGCTTTGAATACCAAAATAGACCGTCCTCGGCACTTAAGACCCAAAGCCTGTCGTCAAACATCGTGCAGACAGAAAATGAAGGAGCCGCTATATCTTCAACCACTCCGCCCGTCGTATAAAGCAGACTGTTCCCGACAATAGAGACGTCATTTAGAGTGTCTGTAATAGTTACATAGTCAACAGCTGGGTTATTAAGCGTTGGGCTTGAGACTGAAGTCACTTCATAAAAGTTCTGATTAGCCTGCGACCAGCGATAAAGATTGAGTCTCACTTTATTGGCTGTTTTATCGGTCAGTCTTAGCGTTGGGAAATAAACCGTATTTGTAGCTGTATTAACCGTATTAAGAGCGTCACCCGGGGTCGTTGTAGAGCTCCCAGCCGCGGGTTGACTAAGGGTGATCGTGCTCCCGCTAATAGCGATGATTTTAGTATTTGCGGTTATGTTTCCGGCGGTCGTTGTATCAGTTATAATCTGACCAACAAAGAGACCAGAGACAGAACTCACAGTTAATGTAGTGTCGCCTGATGAAAACACAGAATGAAACGTTAACGTGCCAGCCGCCGCAGTAACTGAAATAGCAACACTGGGCGCACTAAATTGTTGGTTGCCTTGTCCGTCAGTCCAATTGTAAATGCCCTGATAAAAATATTGCTGAGCTAAAAGTCCGCCAGCACTATTTGCAGTCGCAACCTCTAAAGCATCTGGCCAAATATGAAATTGATGCTCAACAGGAGCTACACCATCAAACATGACCGGAAAGCCCATACCCACATGAAGTATTTGGCCCGTCTCGGCACTTCGCGCCGGAGCATTGAACGTCCAGGAGACAATATTAATACCCGTCTGAGCGTAAACGGGTGGAGCGCTTGCTCCCATTGTTTTATTGGTCCCGACGTTTAAAGCCATTGGCCCTTGAGGGTTTGCAATGCTAGCTAAGAAGTCCTTAAATAAATATCCGATTTTAAATATCGGATTACTATTTGAGTCTTGGGACAAATTAATCTGAGGTAGAATCTGATTAATTATATACCCGCCACCATTTGAATAAGCGAGCTTCCCTAAAATTTTACCAGTTTGATTTATTAAAAAATATGTCGGTTGATAAGCGGAACTATAGGTCACAAGCATATAGGAGGTGCCGTTGACTAGAACAGCTTTGCTTGAAAGACCAACACTTCTTAAAATAATAGCGGGAGTTCCGGCTGTTCCACCTATTGTGCAAGTATTGAAAGATAAATAATCAGTCCTAAGCGTCGAGTCATAAGAGTAAGTATTGCTTACTTCGTAGAAAACACTGACAACTCCGCCCGTAGCGGTCGAGGTAAGGCCGTTGTTTAAAGTAATGGATGTGACAATCGACGTGATCGCTAGAATGGAAGACAAATGAGAATCATAGGCTGCTACTTTAATAGTATTTGAACTCAGTTTATAAAAAGACACCCATAACTGATTTCTAGTCAGGTCAAACGCTAGAGAAATAAGATCTGCTCCGGCGGAGGACAAAGTAACGACCGCTCCTAAAACTAACGTATTACTTATTTGAGTTAGCTTAATAACTCCCGAGTCTTCCCAGGCTAGATACAAAATCCCTGCGTTTATGCTAACGCTTAAGGCGTCATAGGCCGCAGCAATGCCGGTTATGGCAGTCGAGACTGAAACTCGAGGCAACGGAGACGTCGGGTTCCCGTATGGAATGGCGAGATACCTAATAGTTGCGTTACTTGAAACTGTTGCGAGGTAGGTAATAATAAAATAATTACCCAGAACAACAACTCTCGACATCGTGGCATTAACGTCAGTGCCGTTTGTTATGGCCACCTTAGGAACTATCGTTCCACCGGTAGCTGAATCGTTTATTTGATAATAAGTGTTCCCATCTGAATCTAACCATGTCTCACATGATAAACCGTTTGGCGCAATCGCAACGTCCACCGTCGTCTGAGATGTGGCTGACCTTACTAAAGGCAAAACGCTAAGGGCCATTGGTTGAATAGCGCCCGCGGCTATAAGACTATTTGACTCTTCCGAGAAAACGGTCAACTCCGTTCCTAGAGCTAGCAAATTACCCAAATATGTTGTGATCGTCGAGGCTCCGGTTATCGTTGCGAGTAAGCCGTAACCGTTTCTTTTTTTAAGTAACCCCTGAATTGTAAATACGCTATTTTCTAGAGCTAAGAATTGACCCAATGGAACCTGCCACGGATCTGTTTTTAGATTTACGCCTTGAGTGAAGTTTATAGTTACAGGCTGAGGTGAGATTGATTGCATCTATTATAACTCATAAGCAATAAGGGTGGCATATTGTATCGATATCGATTGGTTTGCTGCAGCTACTATTGCCTGGACTTTGTATGTATAGGTTCCTGGAGAACCGTTTACAGTTAAATCAATCATGCTAAAAGCAGAGGCCGGGATTCCATTAGAAAGTGTTCCAGCATTAGAAGCGCCGACGTCTTGAAGGTTGGATTTACTGATCACAGTTGATCCATTAAGGAATAAGACAGAAGATTCTCCATTTAAAATACCACTAGTAGAGGCTATTTGAACAAAATCCGGATTTGTTCCGTTTCCGTCATTGATTAATCCGACAAAAACCGGTCTCCCACTTGTAACCAAAGTAACACTCAGATTAGTTACATTTACGACACTGGTACTGCTTGTGGAAAATGTTCCGCAACTTGACGATAATGCTATACCTCCGAGCGGACCCGTAGCGCTGACAGTTCTAGGAGCCAATAACCCTTGAGTTACGCCTTGCGGTTTTATTTGAAGTATCTGACTTGATATTTCAAGGGTTGAATTATCAACAACAAGGCTAGCACTCATGTTTCCTGAGGTATCTAGTTGCATGATCGATGTTGCGCTGCCGGGAACAAACGGCAATTGAACGTTATATAGTGAAGAAATCCCCGAAGGCGGGCCTAGAACCACTCCATTGGTTGTGCCTGCCGTATTGGGTCTAATAGTGATCGAGCCGATATCGAAATTAGCAGGAGTTGTAGAACCATTTCCCTGAACCCAAGTAAATGTTCCGCCGGAATAACTTTCGCCTGGAATGCTAGCAATGGTGGCATTGACGGCACCTGCTTTTGTTAAGGCTATGACGTTGCCAGCCCCATCGTTATAGAACAGATCAATTAACCCGCCGCCGCTCTGGGTGTTTGTATAAATCCTAGTTAGTGACGACGTCGAAGCGGGGCTGCTAAAAATAACTGAGTAAACATTATAAGGTGAATTATTTTGGAAGCTCAGGTTTGAGTTTATGTTAAGACCCGCTGGGGTTATTTGAACGCCACTCCCTGGTGCGTGAGTATGTCCGTCTAGAATGAATAAATCTTGATTTTGATTATTGCCATAATCAGGGCCCGGATCTCCGTTGGCCCCAACCGTTGGAACAATCAAATTCATGTTAGGAGTAAAAGTAGTAGTGCTCATCCTAGAATATCCATAGCGATACTGTAACAACAGCATTGCTTGTAAGAGTTAATGTTTGCGTATTTAATGGCTGACTTCTGTAAATCTGAGCCGCGGCATTTTGATCTACTAATATCCAGCCAGTCATTTGCTTTCCTAAATAATGATTAAACGTGGTGTTACCGTCTATTAGTTCTTGGTTCGTTAAAAGTGAACCTTGGCTCAAGATATTCGCAAGCAATGGATTAAGTTGAGACAGCCACTGCTTTTGAAGCAGCATCAATGTCTGATCAGGGCTTTTAAATAAATTAAGAGCCATTTAACCAGCTACAGATGTCGCTGTAATCCAAGCGTTCAACGCTGCCGATGTTAAAAATACATATTCTTTAGAATTATAAACAGCTATGAACCCGTTAGCCGCGACTCTTATTTGTATATCCGTTATCAACACTGGCGCCTCTATGCTCATTAATATCCGTAGCCTCCGCCTCCAAATGACCCACCCCAACCTCCATTGCCAAACATACCGCCTCCAAAGTTTGGATCTCCATACATGGAACGGCTATTTGTAGAAGTATTGGGAGCTCCAACATTTCTGTTGGCCGCTTCAGTTTCAATTCTGATCTCTAATTGAGCTTTTCTGTTTAAAAGTTCTTGAGCTTGGTCAAAAAATTGTTTTTTGGCCAAAGCCTTTGCTGCGGCATCTACAACCACATATTCATGCCACCCAGAATAACTGTAGGGCATCATGTCTGTATCTTGGAGTAATTGAGGAGCTAGGGGCACGTACCATAATCTAAAACTTTGACCACTATTCACCGGGATTATGGCCACGTTCGTACCCATCTCTCGATACTGAAATTGGCAATATTGACCAGCTACATAGTTCGCTGTAGCTCCGAGTAAGAGGTTGTATTTATCTAGATCAGCCGCATTACACCGAGACATCGGAACCCATCCGTTAACGCTACTGGCATTTGCTCCAAACGAATTAACTTCCATTTTATGGACCTTGAAACATGCCGGAGCGGGCACACCATTTGAGTTTGGCATGCCATTGATATTTAAAAAGTTAACTCCATTAGGGAGTGGATAAAAGAGAAGTCCCTGACTTTGAAAAACCTGCAACGGAGCTAAGAAATAATCCTCTCCATATTTTTGAACGAGCAGTCCGTAAAGCTCAAGAGCTGACTGATTGATCATCAGGTTATATTCATCATTGGTTACAAAGTTTGAGTTAGGCATATCGGCCCTACGTCTTGCTTCATACCTTAGGTAGCCTAGATTAATCTGGCCTGGAGCACACGGGGTGATCGAGTTTGGCTGACTAAGGGAATATCCAGTTCCCGCACTTACCTGATAAAAATAATTGGTCCCGATGCTGACAGTTGTATCAAGTAGATAATTGTTCGTGGGCGAGGCTATGGTCGTCCAAGTTACCCCATTTGTACTTCTTTGAACGGTGTAATTTGTAACGCCTGTAACTATGTTCCAAGTAAGAAGGTTTTGGCCGTTCCCAGTTTGTAAGATTATATTCTGTACAACGGCCATATCTTATCTCTCAAAAATAGTTGTCAGTTATTAATTCCTCTTAGCTTTAGGCGTATTGAGCGTTCAAGTTAGAAGGCGACAATCTCGAATCAACATAGAAGCTCATGCCGACCACAGACCCGGCTGCCGGAGCTGTTGGAATCATAGTCGTAACGCTTGAGCTCGTAGCTGCCAAGAATTGAACCAAAACCCAACCGCCAACATTAGGGCTCGTTCCACTCACATGAGGAGCAAGACTTAGATTGGCGTTTCCAATAACCTCAATTGAGTTTATGCCTGATACTCCGGCAGCTTTTACGAGACCCGTGCTACCACCAGCTCCTGTTGCGGTTGCTATAAAGCTAGCCCCAACCGCCGGAGTGACTCCGCGCGGAAGACCAACGTTATGCCAGTCAAGGTTATTGTCATCGCTGGTGGTTAGAGCAAACGTAAAGCCCGTTGCTTTTCCACTTACTGCAGCGGAATAGGTAAGAGCGGTTGATGCGCCAGAGCCCGATACGAAAGTCAATGTCCCGGCCGCAGCGCCCGGAAGTTGATAACCATTTGTTTTCAAGAGCGTACCACTTGAAATCGTGGCCGCTACTGTATAGAGGTTACCAAAACCGTCGGTCCAAACGGATCCTGCGCTGGCAGAACCAGAAGAGATCGTAAACCAAATGCTTGTTACTTGGTTATTGCTAGAAGGAATCGAAGCACTCCCGTCTTGAGGGATACCGCCAAGTGGAGTATTGACTGCAGATGTCACGGTCACGGTCGTGGTGCCCGAAGCCGTGAAGCTAAGTTGCCCGGCTATTCCAGACTGAAGTTGACCAATCGTGACGACGAGGTCGGCGCCGATTGTGGCAGCCGTGTCATTTGTAACAATGCTTTGCTGAATATATTGAAGACCTCTTTGGCCATAAGCCGCGGCAGGCCCAAGGTTCGGAGGTGATCCAACTCCTGAAACGCTAAACCAAATGCAGAAAGAGTTCCCGAAAGAATCATAGAGCATGAAGTACGTGCTAGCGAGCGAGCCTGAGCTATCGGCCACCGGGGCGATCGTTGCAACTCCAGCTGGACCATGACCAACCGATACAATAACATAAGGGGTTCCAAGGGTAAGCGCCGCATCAGTCGCGTCAATAGCGATATTTGCACCAGTTACCGGGGATACAAACCCCGAGAATCCGCCAAGATATGCATTATAATTATTAGCAAGATGAATGAGTGCATAACCAGCCGCAGGGTTGGGGCTTCCGACAGCCTGGTAAGTGATTGTCTCACTTGTGTGAGCACCGGTAGCATTTGCGCTCATTTGAACAGAGTTACTCGATAATATGGCCGCGATGGTCGTGCCTGCGGGTATTGCTGTACCTTGCACTGGCATTCCGACCACAAGACTAGATGTCCCTTGGGAGATTGCAGTGATGTTGGGAGAACTCGAAGCTACAGTTCCAGTAATTGAAGCTGAGCTATTCATATAAACCGCTTTAACGCCTTGACCCTTTAACGACCTATTTCCATAACCATTGCCATTTGCCACGTCTACGATGAAGTTACAGTTAACAAGTACGGGTTGAGCACCGAAGGAATAAAGACGACCACCATTATTACCGAGATTACCAGCCATAGGACCCTCTAGCCCCGAGAGTTGATGCCATCAGAATGTCGGAGCAACTAGTCTGATCGGCTTGTAGGCAAGGTCCTACACAATTAGGTAAGTGCTTTACAAAAACGATCAGCCGTGTGTATTTTTCTTAAGATTATGCATCAATTTCTAGAATCGTTAATGTCTCCTCAGATAGAGCAGTTTAGAAACATCAGGCATACAAGCCCCAGTGATCCAACGTTTTTGCCCATTCATTTAACTGGTGGCGTTGGGGATATAATCATAAGTACCGATGCTATTAAATTCTTACAGAAGAGATTTAACCTAGTAGTCTATACCTATCATGTAGAAGCTTTTAAATACTTCTACAGGGATCCAATCTCTGTGTTTAAAGAAATGCCAGACTATACCTGGAAGCTAGAGTTCAATACTTTCGTCAAATTTCATCAGATGAACTACTTTCATGGGTTTTTGATTAAAAACCATGATAATCTATGTTTACAACAACAAGATTTCCTCAAAAAACATCCTAGATTAGAAACCATCCTAAAAAGTCACTTCAACAAGTTTTTCCTAATCGCCTATTTTGCCAAAGAAATGGGACAAAACAGATGGTCCTTCCCTCTTTATTCTTTAGGCTACGAAGAACCTTTAAAATATGAATTTTTGCCCAATAATATTCCTGAAAAATACATAACCGTTCATGACGGGTTTGATGTTTATAACGCCAGTATTGTTTCTGGAAGAGCCACAAAAACCTGGAAATGGGAGCATTGGAATAGTTTGGTTAAAATGCTTAAGAAAAAATATCCAGACTATAAGATCATTCAACTTGGCTCAAAAACATCACGTGAGATAGACGGTGTTGACTCTTGCTTGATCAATAAAACCTCAATTAGCGAGTGCTTTGATATTTTATCAAAATCAGCTCTTCACATAGACGGCGATTCGGGCCTTGTTCATGGGGCAACTCGCATGGAAGTTCCATGTATAGTCTTGTGGGGACCAACTCCTGTTGATTTTTACGGCTATTCTCAAAACATCAATCTTAAATCTTCTGTCTGTAAAGAAGCCTGTTATGGAGTTAAAGATAATTGGAACGACAAATGTCCTATTGGTTATATGAGTCCCAAATGCATGGACGAGATTAGCCCAGAACAAGTATTCCAAGCCGCGGAGAGTATATTATGACCGAATGGAGAAAAAACGAACAACCATGGGGAACCGAAACCTACGCCCAACACGGCGATGATTTAATGCTCGTAAATATCTTTCAACTCTTAGGGATCGGGAAGCCAAGCTATCTAGACTTGGGCGCTCACTCGCCTATGACCATATCAAATACGGCTCTTCTTTATTTAAGGGGCTCAAGGGGAGTTAATGTTGAAGCTAACCCAAGCCTCATGCCTGCTTTTCATGAGCATCGGCCAGAGGATATAAACGTTAATTGTGGGGTTGGAGCTAAAAAAGGTGTCATGCCATTTTATATGTGGAACAAGGGCTCTGGCATTAATACTTTTTCCCTTGATGAAGTTAATTGGCTGAAAAATCACGACCCCTCTCTTCAGATCAAAGAAGTGTTGCAAATAGAAGTGAAAACAATCGACGAGATTTTAAAAGAATATTGTAAAAACATTTGGCCCGATCTTTTGCTCACAGACATAGAAGGTTTTGACCATGAAGTTCTCGAGTCTTGTGACTTTAGTTCAAGTAAGCCAAAAGTTGTCTGTTCTGAGATAAGGCCTTGGAAGGCTGAGCCGACAAAGGCGCTTATGACAAGTAAGGGCTATTTCACTTATTGCCGAATGCAGGCAAACCTCATATTTGTCCAAACCGAGTTTTATAATAAAATGTATTGACGTTGCCTTGTAGCATGAGGGTCATGCAGTCGGCTGTTAACCGACAGTTGATGGTTCGATTCCATCCGAGGCAGCCAAATAAAAAGCCCCCAGCCTAGACCGGGGGCCAAACAAATATGTTTTAGGTCTCTGTTATAGTTTACTGTGGCAAGATCACCACTGCATTTGCACCTGGACCATTGCAAGACAGATTCAAATAACCGCCAACTCTGATCTCAACGGCGTCTTGACCAGGAATTGGGAATCCCAACATATCGTAGAAACCAGGGAACGTGAGGAACTGAGGAATTTTCCCCAAGCTTCTCAACTTCCAGGTTTTCATTGTCAAGATGTAGGCTGTCTGAGCAGGGCAGTTTCTATCCTGAATGATTGAAATCTCACCGTTTGCAGTGGGTAGAACCAATGCTTTAAAGCTGATTTCAACCTCTTCGTTCACCTTAGCCCTGATCATTTGATATTGACCTTGGCCAGTCAGGTTCTTAACAAGAGTTTGGTAAGAAACTGGATTGGTAAAGATAACATCAGGATCACCGGCTTCGGAGCTCTGAGCTGCAAGTTGGTTTGTCGCATCAATCAAGCAGTCTTGAATACTTTCAGAGCTTCCAGCAAAACGGAGGCCAGCGAGTTTAGTAGGAGAAACGCTTCTGTTTTGTGTGAAGAACGAATCACTTCCGCCAGGAGCAACACTTGGAATCCAAGCGCCGAGCCCTGCGATACAGAGCATGTTTGCTGAATTCAAACCGTTCGTGCTAAACAGCGTGTCACCAACACGTCCCAAGTAGGGGAAGCTTGTTGACCAGTTGGTCGGAGTTCCGGCAGAGCCCTGTTGAGTAGCACTGACAGTAATCGTTCCAGCACCCGTATCAACGGCAATAACATAACCAATCGCAGCGCCCGTGCTTTGAGTAGCAGTGCTACCAGAGATCGAGTAGCTATTAAGAGCCATGTTGACAGAGAATTGATAAACTTGGCCTAGGTTATCAAGGGTGATAACACCGTTTGAGATCGAGCCTGATCCACCGTTTGCACCATAGCTACCGCGTGTTCCCGAACCGTCTGAGAACATTTGATAGGCAATGTCGTTTGCAGCTCCCATATAAAGGGATTTAACGTTCATCTTAGCTGCGGGCATGAAAGCGCCAATGTTTTGTGCCGACGCTCTTAAGAATTGGTTCTGAATCGAACCCACTCTGTAGACGTTAACAGTCGTGAGGAGAAAAGACGCAGTTGCAGGGGCTGTCTGATAGGTCTGAGCATTACCCAGGTTAGCAGAACCACCACCACCAACATCGTACAGAACAGGGATCGGAAAATTCAGTCCGCCTAGCCCCATCTCTGTCTCATCCTTATCGACCATGGAAAGGAATCTGTTTTTATTAAAAACCAGATCCTTCATTACCCATGCATCGTCTGAATAGAGCTGTTTAAGAACTTGTAAGTTATCCTGCGAGTTAGAATATGCAATCGCCGGATTGGCTGGAGTACCCATAGTTTAATTACCTTTGCAGTTTGGCCGCCTGCACCCGTCTTATAGCTTCTGTAATTTGTTCTGATTCAGACAAGAGGTGAAACGGCTTTGACGAAGGAGCGCTCTTAGGCGTTGTCGTCAAGTTTTGTGTTATGGTTTTGGCGGAAGGTTTCGGAGCCCCTAACACTTTAGCTTCCGGAGCCTTGTTTTTAAGCTTCGGCACTGAAGCGAACTTTTCAGCCCGTTCAAAAAGTGCCTGTTCTATATCTTTGCAAGCTTGTTCAACCGTGAGCTCAACATCGTCTTCTTCAAAAGAGTCGTTAATATGTTGAAGAACAATGTCCTCAGCGCTTAACTCTCTAATCGTAGAAAACTCTTCAGAGTTCGTGACGGCCTTTACAATCTCTTGCTTCCACAGCGCTTGGTTAGCCTGGTACTCCTTAACTGCATCTTCTTCTCGCTGCTTTTTAAGGGCAGCTAATTCTTCTTCAACCTTCCTCACCCGTTCTTGTTCGGGGTTTTTGGAGGCTTCTTTATTGAGCTCGTGCTTTACAATTTCCTCATATGGGACGCCTAACTCATCAATTGCCGAATAATCTTTGTTTTTTATTTTCTCTGTAAGCTTGCGATATTTCTCGGCATCTGACATTTTGTCAGCAAATGATCGCTCTTTTGTTGCTAATTCTTTTTCTCTCTGTCGTTGGGCTTGCTCTTTCCTTGCAAGAGCGCTGACCTTAGGCGAGAGGGTGACTAACTCCTCTTTTGGAACTTCCGGGATTGGAGCTTCAGAGGGGGTGGTGGTATCGGTAGCAATGCCTGTTTCTTTGGGAGTGTCTGCTCTATTACTTCCAGTGACGGTAGTGGTTCCCTTTGGGTCATAGCCAACGAACTCCTTCACCGGCAGATTGAATTGATTTGGTTGGTTAGTGACTGTGCCCAATTGGGCAGGCTCGATTGACTCGGTCGTATAGGGCATAGATTTTGTCTCCTTGTTAATTATCTCTTCTTAGACTGCTACGTTACTTGTTGGGCTTATTGATGGCGCTGGGGGAGCAACCGGAATGTTTGGTTGAGCATTCGGCATGGGCATCTGGGGTTGTGGAGGGTTAGCTTGCTGCTTTAAAGTTTGAACGGCGGTGAAGTAATCCCTAATAAGTTGCAGCTTCTCCTCTTCAAGATCTGTCACGACATATTTGTTGTAAGTTTGGACTGTAAGCTTTGTGGCAAGATCTGATGGATCTAGGATAAACTCGTCAGGTGGATTATATCCTTTTTCTCCTTCTTCAATTATCTGATCTAGATCGTGAAGAATTCGTTCTTCTAGCGCAACTGCCAATTGATCTGACTGTTCAAGATCTGGAAAGTTTGAGAGCCTTCTAAATTCTTGATTAGATATCTCACCGGCAGCGAGCATTTCACTAAGTTTTGCCTGCCTTCCTACTGGATCTTTAGGAAGTGATGACTCATCAAAGCATTTAATAACATAGGTGTCTTTGAGCATGCCGACCTTCGGAAAGTCGACTTCACGCGTACCATCTTTGCCAGGATAGACAGTTGTGTATTTACCCTCTCGCTTACAAATATCAGCGGCCTTATCGATCATTTTATAAGAGAGCTTTGGGTAGAATTCTTGATAACGTTTCTGCATGGCTGAAAACCTTGCAGATTGGATATTCATATATTCTCTTTGAGCTTCTCCGCTATTGAGACCGGCAGGCTTAGTTCCTGCGGCCGAGAGACTTGATATGCCTGAAATTTGATAGGAGTTCTCTATTAGCCATTTGATGTATTCATAAATCTCAACATTGTTACTTCTGGCGTTTACGAACTGAGGCGCCTCAGACATCGTTTTAACTTTAATAATGCTTGAAATGTTGTTGTTAAAAGCCGTCTCTAATACTTTTGAAAGTTCTGAGATTATAATCTTAGGCACACCAGTCATCTCTAATGACTGAGATGCAATGATGAGCATCTTGTAAATTTCCATTTGGGTTGGGAAAAGAATTTCGGCTAGCCCTTGGCTGAACGGCCCTACCAAGTTCCGATTATAATAAAGATTCTCAAACGGGAAATAATCTTTATCCCAGTTTTCATCGAGCAGTAGACCATCCGAGCAGACAATAGAATGCCGGCCGTCCTTGGCCGCCTCGCCAGAGGGAAGATGCCATCCTTCGCTAATGATCAATTGGTCAGAAATGGTATCTGTACTCTGAGGCGAGTTATCAACTGTACCCCCTTGAGCTCCGTAAATTTTGTCGGCTTCTTTGGGAAAGTGGTCAGCAAGCATGCCTCGATCGCATAGCTTTGTCTGAATAAGAGCCCTGGGGTTTCCGTAATAACCGTCGTTGAAGTCGATTAAGAGTTCAGTAGCAAGAGTCCGTTCAAGAGCTACTTTATTGTTCTTTTCAACAATCTTGATATATCCGTCACCGATAATGGTCGTATCTCTAAAAGCTTCAGCCCCTAACTCATAGGCTTTGCATCTATAGAATTCTCCTAGAATGAAATCATTAAATTGTTTGGAGAGTCTGCGTTCTTTGTAATGGCCAGCGTCTGTTAAGAAAACGGGAGTTGGATTATCTTGGGTTAGTTGCGAGGTAATCGTATCAGAACATGAATACACCACATTAGCAGTAGGTCTACCCATAGGCATTTGCTGAGAGTTGTCGAGGGTCGATGTACTTGCGAGGTAGTTATAAAGAGGCTTGCCACTAAAAAGTCTAGAATAGAGACTGGCCTGTCTAATTCGCGCACTATGAAAGTTTTTAAGAAACGCAGTAGTTGATAAAAGCTGCGCACAAAGTTCCTGATCATTCTGAGCTAACCACCATTGATAGTAATTATTCTTTTGCTCAATAGTTCGCTTATCACGAGGATCTATTACTTTGTCTTTTGGCTTAACAACTTCTATCGGCTCAACTGTCCAGGCCATTTAGCCTCCTGCTCCTGCAGGGAAAATCTGATCTGCAAGTTGCTCTGGTGTCATTTTCATCGTGTTAATCAGTTCCGTGATCTTTTGATTAGCTTCAGCCGTTGCCTTAGTTTGTTCTTGAGAAACTTCCAATGGTTTTGAAATTGTTCCACGTGGAACTTCACCCATGGTTATTTCAAAGTCTTGAGACTTAAAGTGAGTCGCTCCGGCTAAGCGTAGAGCCTCAATGACGGCTAACGTTTCCTGCACGTTCATCAAAGACTTTCGATGTAACGGGCAATCCTAGCCATGGCCTTTTTAAGTTGGGCTTTATCTTGGGAAGATTCATTCTCTCCCATTTCCGAAGGCGGTGCCGGCTCATGATCTGGAGAGTCTGTGGCTTCAGAGACTTCCATGTTTTGCTTTTCATCCCAGGCGACATTTGGATCGACCGCGTCTTGACCAGCATAGTCCATGTCCTGACGATAGTCAGAGTGCATGCCTTCTTTTTTCTTTTTACGAATGGCCATTGATAAGGATTTACCGTCGAGCATTTAATCTCTCCTCTTATTCATGCAGCTAAGAACCATAGCCTCTAAGCCCTGCATCATTTTCTTGTGATCTTTGGAGTGAATGGCATCCATCATCTCTGAGCCAACCATGTCGTGAAGGTCGTCCATATCAGAATCACCTTCGACTTCACCGCCTTCTGCTAAACCTTGAAGGTTTCCTTTGGGAATATTTCTTTCTTCTTTCCTGCGGCTATAAGCTACTTTCATAGCCCCTACGTGGTCACCTTTTCTAACCGATTCGCCTTGCGCTGACTCACCAGATGGCCTGACCTTGTCGATGAATCCGCTTTTATCCATTTTCAAACTTCCAACCCTGCCGCCTTCGGAATAATGAGTGGCTTTCCGTATCGAGTCTTGGAAGGTATCAGCGCCTGGAAGGACTGGCCCACCGTCGGCCATCTTGCAGGCCATACCACCGCAAGCCATGCATTCTTCGCCTTTAGTGTGAGACATTTCAGGCTTCTTCATTAGACGCATCGTCGTTACCCTCTCTTGCCATAATGCAATCAACTAAAGCCTCAATTGCATCCATCATTTGTTTGTGATCTTTGCTTTCAATGGCTGAACTAAGCTCATGAAGAGCTTGCTCGATTATTTCATCATCTTCTGAGAAGCCATACTTAGACTCTCCAGAGATTCTGACCTTCTGAGGCCAGCCTTTAGGTTGTAAAAATGGGAGCTTGTTCATCACTACTGTGTGACTGCTTTAGAAATTAATCATCCCAGCGTTGCCATGGTGCGCGGCCAAACTTGTCCACTTCCCAGTTCATCTTCTCGTTTGTGCCCTCTTTAAGAGCCCGTTCTTTCTCGAGCTTCTCAATTATGGCCTGCTTGTGTAAGTCCTCGGTCTGCTTAATCCACTCTGGAGTTCCATGCATGGGAATAACCTTCAAATGATCGGTTAAAATAGGCCTAGACATTAAGCCATATCTCACCATGTCATAGGCATCGTCCCCTGAATGAGGGTCACCTTCTGTGGCATCTACTTTGAGAACGTCTTCCACCTTGTCAGGATTGTGTATCATTCGCGCTATTGTGTCGTAGGTGACAGGACAAGTATTAAAGATGAATAACCGGGGCTTCTTATTGGGTTTTCCTTGCCAGGCGAGATAAGAGCGTAATTGAGCAGCCCCTTGAACCCTGTCTATGGTCGCTTTCTCTAAAAAGATCCCGTGACTGTCGAACTCTTCAGCAATGGTTGGAGGGTGAGGGTCAGATCTTAAGACCGATTTTTGAGTCCAGCAATCAAGCCCTGCAACGATTGGGTTAAGAAGCTTTGTGTCGGGATAGTTCGTTAGCTCTTTTGCGAACTGATCGACTCTGGTCTGAGCTTTGACAAGTTCTCTATAGAGATAGGTGTTACCGTCCTCGTCGTTTGCGAACCACCCAAAGACCGCCGGATGATTGTAACCATAGTCATAGGCCCCGAACCTGTTCCAATGGCTTGGGATTTCAAAGGGGGGGATGAAGTGGATTTCTTTTGAGATTTCTTGGAAGTATTGGCCGGCAAAGATGTCCCAGTCGCCATATCTGTATGCCTTTCTTAACGCTTCGTTTGGTTCTGACTCAAGTCTTTGTACGTAACTAGGGTCGTTCTCCATAAGAGCTTCGTTGTCGTCCACCAGAGCTTGTATGAAGGAATAGTCTGAAGGGTTTTCGCGACCATTAAAGCGTCTCTCGATGAATATTCTCTTAAGCCAACCGTGGCCAATACCACCAGGGTTTCCGGTGAGCATGGCTCTGGCAATAATCCCTGATTGGGAGGATCTGTTAGAACCGAGGAGCCTTCTGAACATTGGCTCCGGCCATTGGCCAGCCTCATCAATTGCCAGGTCATGGAACTCTCTGCCCTGATAAAGATCAACATCAGCTTCATTGTTACAGTGACAGAATTGAAGAGTGCTCCCATTTGGTAAGCTTAAGAGCTTTTTACTTTCGTTCCAATAGAGTCTGAGTTCTGGGAAGGCTTGGAAGAGGGGTCTGATGTGGTTACCTTCAAGTTCCGGATATGTTCTCCGAAATATCGCGCCTGTGGAGTTGGGGTACTTAAACCTTCTGAAGAGCATGATGAGTTGTAGGCCTTTGCTCTTTCCTCCTCCCTTTGCTCCTCCATAGAAAGTAATCGGTGTTCGCTCGATCGTTTCAAGAAATGTCCTTTGTTTGGGTTGAAGAGCTATCTGAAGAGACTTCATTAGATATCATCCACTGAATCTCGATAACATTTAGGACAAAGACTAGTAATTAATATTTGATCTTTGACATCTAAAAAATACGGGTCACATTGCAATAAACCTTGCTTCCGACATTCATCACATTTCGATGTGATGTCGGCATTGCGAATCATTTCTATAATTATTTTTTCTAATTCTTTTCTAGTCATTTCTTCGAGACATAATCCACGACTTCGATTCTAAAGCCTTCACCCTCTGGAGTTGAGATCTCTACAGCCTTCTTCTGACTAAACAAATATTTTGTAGCTTCTTTTGCTGCGTCTAATCTCATTTGAGGTGTTAAGACATAGCCGATCTTAACTTCGCCTGAAGGTGTTTCTTTGTGATAAATCTCGGCCTCGTAACCCAGACCCTCCCAATCGTTATTCAATATTTTCATTAACACTTCAAATGGGTGCATATGGTAATTGGCAGCTATATGTTCAGCGATTAATCCTATTTTGTTTTTAGATCCTTTTGGACGCCCCATATTATCTCCCTCATTATTTACTACGTCGTGTCATGAAATCCTACAATAAATGATGTTGGCCAATGGAACTATCCCCGTCTCCTCATGAGCTCTGAATATCACTCCGTGAGGGGTCCAAGAGATCATATCAACTAGATATTTCGACTGTTTTGATTCAAGTCTAAACTCTGATACTGGTTCTTTGTCTTCACCTGGAGGAACGGGTTGATGAAACCTGACATAGTAGCTGGGAATAGCTTGGTCTATTAGTTCAGCAAAATTTGATTTAGATATTATTTTTTTCTTCGTATCTTTTTGTTTCTCTATGTCCATCTTCTTCTCTCTCCATGATATTGAGCTTATTATTTTTAACGATGCTGGCCCCGATCTTGGTTGGGGGTGGTGCTACATGAGTGAACCCCTTAGCCAAGAGCGTTGCTACTCCCTGATTTCTATAATCATATTTTACATAAACAAACTCGATAGTTGAGTTAAAGAAGGCGGCCCAACCTATGATTAGATCACTGGCGTCCTGAAGGCATGCCACCTTGATCTTAAATCCTGGTACTTCTAAGAACTTTTTAATCTCTTTAATCTTAGTTCTTCTAAAGGCTGGGTCGACATCACGTGAAGCATGCTCTTGTTCTCTAAGGGAGTTTTGATCGTACCATATTGATTTTATCCAGGTCGAGAAGACAAGCGGGGCGTCTGAGGCATTATGGTAGCTTCTTATGATAATTCTTTTATCCGGCTCTTCTGATATTTCCATAAACTCTTCTAATCTTCTTAGGGCTCTAAATATAGTACTGTTATGAATATGGAATTGCTTCTCAATTTCTCTTAAAGAGAATCCTTCGCAATGTTTTTGCCATATCAGGACCATGGTTGGACCCTTTATGGCATTATTGCCATGTTTAAAAAGGTTCTCGCAGATGGAGGAGAAGCTCGGGTTATTTAAGAACGCTTCTTCTTTTTGGAAGTTTTGGGCCGGCCACGAGGTTTTGATTTCTTCATTTTCTTTGTTTTCTTCGTCATAATTGATCCAATCAAGTAGTTCTGTATCTCCTGTGTATCTCTTGAGGATGCCAGAAGTTGTTTCGCAATCGTCAAAGCCATTCTTTTTAAGTCTCTTATACCAATGGCTTTGAGCGTCT